GTTTGCCATCAGTATCTGCGGATTTTGGTGAAACCAGTACCCTTAAAGCCCCACTTGCCTCCTGCTGCATCGGCGAGTTCTTCTTCGATGCCCCATTTTTTAAGAAGGGCGCGGGCAATCCCTAACAGCCTGTTTCGGTCGGTATATGACCAAGAACTGACACTCTCTGAGTGCTCCCAATCGCCGTCACGGTCAGTCACCTTTTGCGACGAACCCATGCCTGGTGAAAGGAACAGGATGAGATAGGCATACGCCAAATCGCGCTGGCGTTCGTCTAAATCGTCCAACGGCATCTCCAAGTCGATACCCGTCTTGAAGATGATATTCGAGATGATAGCCTCACTGACGGCTACACCAGGGAACAAACCCATGATGTAGTCAAGCGCGGTCTTGTTGTCTATGCTCTCAGCCATACCGTCAAGTCACATGATTGGTTTAGTTGTCCGTGTAGGTTGTCACGATACCGTAGTCCGTCACGTTGTTGAACACGGGGCCTGCGTAGAGTTCGCAGTCAACGATGTTCTTCATGGGACGGTCATGCCATACGTCCTGAACGGCGATGCGACCCTCTACGAGAGTGGTGCGAACGCTGTCGTTGTGGGCACCCATAGCGGCACGGTCGGCGAGGATGCTGCGCATGCACTTCATTTCAAAGGGCTTGTATGCGCTGCTGCAAGCGGCCATGTTGTGAACGTCGAAGGCGGGGTTGTCGTTGACAGGCTTGCCGTCTTCCTCGTGGCGGGTCTTGAAGTCGATGACATCGAAAGGCCAGATGCCGAGTTCCTCGTGCATCCATGCGAGCACATCGCTCTTGTTGACCTTCACGTTGTTGGGGTTGTAGAAGTTCTTGCTGCCCTTGTAGGCGTCGGTGACGCTGGGATGAGCGAGAACCTTGTCGAACAACTCCTTGGAGAGTTTCCAGTGGTCAACACCGAGGTTCAGAGTCCTGGTGAAGTAGTCCTGGAAGGTCAGGAAGTCTTCGATGGGGTCAGCGCTGGTGTTGGGAGTGCCGTCAGTGTTGAACCACTTCTTTGCCGCAACGGGAGCGGTGAAGTTCTCGTTGGGAATCTGGAAGTCGAAGTCGTAACGGAAACCGTCAATCGAGATGTCGTGGATGCCGCCAGTCGAAAGAGCCTGGAGCGTCATGTAAGACAACTCGTTGTGAACACCGCCGAGCATGTTGCTGGAGTTGTTCAGGAATGCGTCGATAAGCGACTCGCCAAAGGTAAGGTCGGCCAGCTTCGAGATGCGGCGAAGTTCGATCATCTCGTCTTCGTCGATGCTGAAACCGTGACCGATCTTAGGCAGAGTACCGCCGTAGATTTCCCAACCCTGGGTGCTGCGCTGCGGCTTCTCGGAATGAGTGCCGAGCACGCTTGCACGGACAAGGATAGGAGTCTTCTTGACGCCCTGCTTCCACTCGCGCTCGTTGGTGGGAGTACCCCAGTCAGCGTAACGGCGCCAGATGGCCTCGTTGTACTTGTTGTTGACGGTGTTCAGGATGAGACCGAAATCCTCGGCGTTGAGGTAGTTATACAGCCCTCCAATAGAAAATAAATTCTTGTCGATAATCATTTTTCAGTCCTCCTTTCTTTACTTGCGGTTTGAGAAACGGAAGAAGCAGCCATTTGCGAGCAAAGCGGCCTTCAGACTGTCGGTCAGAGGCGGCATACGGCGCTCAAGCACGGGCTTCTCCATGCAGTTCCAGATGTAGTCGATGTCCATAGCCTCGGCATCGGGGTCGAGCACGTTGTCACGGTAGGTCAAGCCGTTGGGAACGACCTTGACTTTCTTGGTGGTGCCGTTGAACTCGGCGAGGATGTTGTCTGCTGCGATGAAGGCAGTGCCGCCAGAAGCAACGGCATCAACGGAAAGGACATCATAGTCCTCGTTGCTGCTGTCGATAGCGGTAACGGTAGCCACATTGCTGACGGCGGTGCCAAGGTTTGCACCTACGACACCGAGTTTCATACCGACCTTTGCGGTAGTGCCGTTCTCGTGCTTCTCCACGGTGATGGTCTTGGTTGCGGAAGTACCGTCAACACTGATAACCTTGAAGGTGTAAAGAGGCACGATGGTACGAGCCTGCTCGTCGG